TGGCAATCACTCATTCTCCGAGTGGGGGCCGCGCTTCTCAACCAAACCGCCGAAAAAGATGCCTAAAATTTACCTCAAGAGCTTCCTCCAATGGATTCCCGCCGCCGACGAACTTCCGAAGCGCGACGTTCCCGTCATCGTCGCCGTCACCGCCGGAAAACAACGGTTCACCGCCGTCTCTCACCGCATGAGTAGGGGGTGGAGTGGACTCACCGGCTCCGCATCCGTGACACAATGGGCGCACCTTCCAACCCCGCCCCTCGATCCCAATGAAACCTAAGACCATCGCACGCGTTATCGGCTTCGTGTTTTTCGCCCTCATCGCCGCACTCACCGTAGCCACAAACAGAGACAAATGACCGACGACCAAATCAACGCCGCCATCTCGCAGCTATGCGGGTGGTCCGCGGACTACTGCACCGATTTGAACGCCATGCACGAAGCGGAGAAGACGCTGACGGACGACCAGCGTGAGGTGTTTTACCCTAGAAACCTTGGTGCTTGGCAAAGCCCATTCAACGTCATTTACGCCACCTCACGCCAACGCGCAGAGGCGTTTCTGCGGGTGATGGGCAAATGGGAGGAGGTGGCGAAATGAGCGATGGGCTTCCAGGTTTTATATTTGGTTTAATGTTAATTTTTCTTGCAGCGATGTTTTTTACTGTACGCCAAACGGATAAACTCAAAGAAGATGCGGTTAAACGTGGATTTGCGGAGTGGGTAGTAAGCTCCGCTGGGGAAGCTAAATGGCAATGGAAGGAGGAAGCACGATGACCGACGACCAAATCAACGCCGCCATCGCCGAGGTGTGCGGATGGACTGACATCCATGACAGTGGGCCTTGGCACAATCACAAGCTGTGGGGCTATCCGCCAGAACTCCAGGGACAAGGCGGGAACGCATATAAGTATATGCCAGACTACTGCAAAGACCTCAACGCGATGCACGAGGCGGAGAATGTGCTGACGGATGACCAGTTCAAATGGTACACCTACTGGGTTGAGAAACTGATGCCGGAGACGAAATACCGTTGCTATCTCTGCGCAACCGCTCGCCACCGCGCAGAGGCGTTTGTACGGTCTATGGGTAAGTGGGCAACTGACAAGGATTCCTTGACAGTTCAACCAGTTACCGAGGATTCCTCGGTGGCTGGGAAGGAGGTGCAGCCGTGAGTGAGTACTGCACATCCTGCGGAGTTGCGTGGGAGAACCACTTCGGGCTGGCATACACCTGCCGGTCTTTGAGCGAAGCCGCTGAAGAGCGCGACGAGTACAAGGCGCGGCTAAACACCGCGACCGAAACCATCAAGCGCCTCGAATCCGAGATCGCCGAATGGCAGCTAGCCAGCGGCGTTGAGGGCCCTCTATTCTTGAAACATGAAACTGCTGGCAACCCTGTTCGCAGCCATAGCCATAGCTGACACCGTGAAACTCTACCAACAGGAGGACAAAGCCTCTGTAACCGCGTATCTGCTGGTGTTGCTCTTGGCAATCTTCGGCATCTTCTACGCCCTTAAGAACGACGATGAGCATCTTTAAGCCAGAGACCAAGAAGGTCATCGGAAACGAGCCAGCACAAGCCGCTATCGCAGCCGTCATCGACGGCGCGATTTTGGCGCGTCAGGCAAACCAAGAGAAGCGGGACTATCTCGGTGCTTCGCGCTGGGGAGAGGCGTGTGAGCGCAGGCTCCGGTACGAGTACGAACACGCTCCCGAGGACGAAGGCGCCGGCTTCCCACCGGAGGTGCTGCGCATCTTCGACATGGGGCATGACGGCGAAGACCGCATGGCGAAGTACATCCGCGCTGCTGGCTTCGACCTGCTCACCGAGAAGAGCGACGGTAAACAGTTCGGCTTCCGCGCTGCTGACGGTCGCCTCGGTGGACACATCGACGGCATCATCGCCGGCGGACCCATCATCACCGGTGTTGAGTACCCGCTCCTTTGGGAGAACAAGGCGCTCAACGATAAAAGCTGGAACGACACCAAGAACAAGGGCGTGAAGGCATCAAAGCCGGTGTACTACGCCCAGATGCAAATCTACTGCGCGTACCTCGACATCCCCGCAGGCGGGATGTTCACGGCGCTGAACCGCGACACCGGTGAGGTGCTTGTTGAGCTTGTGCCCTTTGATGCGCTAGCAGCCCAAGAAGCCTCGGATCGCGCGGTGCGCGTCATCGAAGCTCAATCTCCCAAGGAACTCCCGCGCCTCGGCAAAGACCGCACCGACTTTCGGTGCAAGTTCTGCTCGTTCAAGAACACCTGTTGGGAGGACGCTCCCACTCAGGCCACCAATACCACGAAGCCGTTCTGGCTGAAGTAAGACAGACTACTACCCCAAACAAAATGCAGCCATTGACAGACCGTCGTGGCTTGGTTGACCTACACCAAGCCCAAGAGCATCTTCGCCTCATATTCGGAGAGCGAGACTGGAAGGAGAACGAGTTCATCTGCGTTCGCGGTATCGGAGAGAAGGGCACCGAGCAAGAAGGCGTCTTCCGTGAGGACATCTTCGTTGAGCCAGCCAAGGAGGGCTTCGCCCCCGTGCTATCAGCCACCGAGCGGTGGGCGCAGTACAACGTGGCGACCTTCGTTGTCCCAGGCATCTTAAGCGATAGGAGGGCAACAAGCGCCAACGTGGCGCGGATGCGCTCGCTAGTCGCAGACCTTGATGCGGGGGACACTGATGCCAAGATGCGCGAGCTCACCGAACAGTTGGGTGAGCCGTCGCTGGTGGTGTGCTCCGGTGGGACAACCGACGAAGGCACGCCGAAGCGGCACGTCTGGTACGCGCTGGATGATGAAGTGCCCGTGGAGCAGGCCATCCGGATGCGGGACGCTCTTGCCAAGGTCTCAGGCGGTGACTCCGCCATGGGACTCGGGGTGGACTCAAACCCGTACGGCCGCGCCCACCAACCAATCCGACTCGCCGGCAGCGTCCACGCCAAGCAGGGCAGGCCCGTGCAGACCGTCATCGAGTGGCAGTCCGAGAGTGTGTACAACGCGGGAGCTCTGGGGGAGCGGCTGCGCACGTTGCTGCCGGCGGGAGAGGCCATGGTTCCGGAAGCAGGGTTGTTTGGAGTCGGCAGTGGGAACGTGCTCCGTCAGGAGCCGGCGTTCCAGCGGGACGTGTTCGAGGGGGGCGCCGGCGGGGAGACTCGGTGGGATGCGTTCAACTCGGTGGCTGGTGCGAATCTCGGGATGGTTCGGCGGGGCGTCATCACGATGGACGAGGCACGCGAGCAAACGCGGGGATGGATGCTGCAACGAATGCACCCAGCGTGGACGGACGCACGATTTGCTTCGGAGTGGCAGGGACTCGTCAACGCGGACATCCGCCGCAACGGAAAGCCAGATGCACCGGCGTCGGCTCCGTCCCCCGTGCGCCAGCTCCCGCAGAGTTCGCCAACGGAGTCGTGGTTCTCCGCATGGGAAGCGCACCGGTGGATCAAGTACCCCAAGCCCGAGCACACCTACCTTGTTGAGGCGCTTGTCGTCAAAGGCGAGCCGCATCTGTTCATCGCCGAGGGAGGAGCGGGGAAAACTGGCCTAATCGCCGATTTAGCGTTGAAAGTGGCCGCTTATCCCGAGTTCGGCGGGGATTTGGACTGGTGTGGGCAGCGAATCACCAACGGCGGAACCGCTGTTCTGCTCTTGTGCGAAGACAGCCAGACCGAGATGCACCGGCGTATCTTGGAGATTGACCAAGGCGGGCTCATCGCAAAGGCCGGTCGGCGCCTTGTCGTCATACCGCTCTCAGCAGTTGGTGGGGCGTTCCCGCTTGTTGAGCGCGACCCCAAGAGCGGGGCACCGGTGGCGTCTTCAAAGTGGGAGGCTGTCATCACTGAGCTCAAGCGAGTGCCTGACCTCTGCCTTGTGTGCGTAGACACCTTCAACGCGGTCTCCCACGGGGATGAGAACAACGCGCTGGCTGTTGCGGAAATGATGCGCGAGGCAGGGCGCGTGTGCGGGGAACTTCGGGCGGCGCTTATGATAACGCACCACATCCGAAAGCCTGGGGCCGAGCCCATCCGCACGCTCAAGGACATGAAGAACTCGATCCGTGGGAGCAGCGCCATACCGTCGTACTTCCGCATCAACTTGGGGTTCTGGCACGCCACCGATTACGAGCGCCGCATGAAGGGCATGGGCCTCGCGCCGCGTGTAGACTCCTGTTACCGGTTCGGGGTGCTTAAGGCGAATATCTCGGGCCTCATGCGCGGCGAGCGCACACTGCTTCGGGACGCCAACGGACTGCTTCAGGACGTCACCAAGGTGGACGTCTACAGCGCCATCAACGTGACCGAGCGTCTTGCGTGGCTGGTGCTGGCTGTGCGAGAAGCAGCAGGGAACCTGCACCCGTACACGCTGGGGAACAAGAACGCAGCCAACGGGCTCTACAAGCGCCGGTCTGAACTTCCACCGGTACTGCGGGCAGTTGGTGCGAGCGAGTTCGGGCACCTCATCGAGGAGGGCCTCCAGAAGGAGCTTATCGTCTCCTGCGCGGTCAAGGGCTCAAAGTCGAAGAGCTACCTTGATGTCCCAGGCGGGGTGCTGGCGGGGGATGAAACCGGTGCCACCATCCAAGCTGGAGCGTACTCATCCCTACCGGACTGGAACGAGTACGTCTTCGATGCGGAGACCGGCACCTGCGTAGGCAAGGCCGGTCGGGCCGCATGGGGGGCTACCTTCTCATCCACGGGGGCGCAGGCTTTTGATCAGCCGCATCCACAGGATGAATCGCCGGTGCTGCCTGAGGAGCCACCGGCGTCCCTGCCTGCAATGCGCTCTCGATTCGCTCAAGGCGAGCGCATAGGTCTCCCGAGAGCCGCTCGACCATCTTCTCAAGATGACGAATAGTCTCATCGCGGCTTGCCAACGTCTTTTGAACGGCTGTGTTCGCCTCGAGCGCAGCCTTCAAATCTGCCTTAATGTGGTCGGCCTCGGTGGTGACTTCAGCGGCTTTTGCACGCTTCTTTGCACGCCATTCACGGTAGTATTCTGCTCTCATTGTAAGTTGCTGTTTTTTAGTTGGTTGTTACTGTTGCACAAAACGCGCAGATTCATGTTTGCAAAGTTCGCAAAGTTTGTGAAGCGTTTTTTACAGAGTATTTTGCGCGAGAGGTGCGCACTGTTGCGCGAGAAAATCAAAAGCTCAAAAAACGGCCTAAAAAACAGCCCAAAAACGGCCCTTGTAAGTCGTTCATGTTCAATGGGGAACAACTTGCACAACACTAGTGCAAGAAAGTTCGCAAAGTTCGCAAGCATTGTGCCATGCCATTTTACAGAGATTTTGCGCCACTTTCGCACGACACTTTGCGCGATTGCGCAACAAAAATTTTTTCGCGTTGGAAAAAACAGTGAAAAAGGACGCTACGTAAGTGCTTGAAAACCGTATGATTTGCGAAAGAAAACCGATGTTTGAGGACATGAGCCCTTATATAGAGAGTAGCGTACTCATCGCTTACGCTCTTCCTACTATCCCCTCTCTCTTCTCTCAGTCTAACGCGTTGCTTGCCTGAGAGGAGAGGGGATACTGCTTCGCAGGCTGCCTTCCTCTATATTGACCGTTGATGACCTTGTTTTTTTCTCGTTGTGTTTGCTGACCGTTTTATCCCGCCGCGCCGCTCGCATTGTATACAATCCCGATAGACTTTTATGACGTTCACTTTCTTCGTTTCCGGTACTCCTCGCCCACAGCCAAGACCGCGCTTTGTGCGTGGGAGAGCGGTGTCCACCTTGGATGCGGGCTCGAGTGCGTGGAAGGGGCTGTTGCGCTCGTCTGCGGGGGTTGTTTTAAGCAAGGCCGGCAAGACGGCTGAGGCGCTTGGGCTGAATGAGGCGATTTCGATGGAGCTGACCTTCCACTTTGCGACCAAGGAGGAGGCGCGTCACGGTCAGCCGCACACGCACAAACCGGATGCGGACAACCTGGCGAAGCTGGTGATGGACGCGCTGGTTGATGGCGGTATGTGGGTGGGGGATGACAGCCGCGTAGCGGATTTGACTGTTCGCAAGCGTTGGTGCGAGGCCGGCAGCGAGGGAGTCGCGGTGAGCATCTACGTTGACGCGCCGGCGGAGGAGAAGGCACCGGAGTGGCTTTTGTGATTGGTGAAAGATTTTGCTAAAGGGCGGAGAGGAAGTGGCCGAAAGAAGAGCTTATGAACCTGATGAAGATAAACCCAGATGAGATACGCTCCATTGTGGGCAAGTTAGTGGCGCAGGGCAGAGCGGTTGTGCCGCCTGAGAAGCCCAAGCGCGGCAAGTACAGCGGACGCACCGGTGAGCAGAACAAGCTGCGGGTCATCGCGTGTGACCAGTGCGGCACGAAGTTTATGAAGCAGTGCGCGGTGCACCTCAGGTGCAGCAAGGCGTGTTCACGCAAGGCCAACATCGAGAGCGTGCGCGTGTGGTTTGTTGCGCGAGGTCTGCGCGGCAAGCCGCTGGCGGATTATCCGTGCGATAACTGCGGCACGGTGTTCAAGAAGCTGAATGCGGGTCACCGGTTTTGCGGCCAAAAGTGCCGCGAGATCGGCAAGAAAATCAGAAAGGCAATGAAGTAAACCAACCAACCAACAACAACACACCATGGTCACACCAAATAACGACGAGCAGAACGAGTACACCCCCGGCATCCACGACACCGGTCTTCCCGTGATGGAGCCCGAGGACATCATCCGAAACTTGATGCGGGCGCTGGAGCGGATGGAGAAGCGGCTCGACCGCGAGATAGCCGCTGCAAGCGACCTGCGCGAGAAGCTGATGGAGGCGGAGAAGCTGGTGGCGGATGGCACGCACGTGGTCAGCGAGCTCAAGGAGCGGCTGCTGTCGCGGGTCGTTGCGGATCTGGAGTGGAGGGGCGGGGACAAGGGGCTGCTGCTGGACGCGGACCGGTGGATGCAGGCGTGTGTGCCCACGGTGGTGCGTGTGACCATGGCCGAGGAGTTCGGGTTATGACCGCGCATCCCCAAAACACAGCCCAAAAACATCCCAAAAGCACCGAGTTTACTCTGTTGGGTGCGTTTGAGGACGAGGGGGTAATACAGCAGTCAAACAACCGCAGGACGCACACGCCAGCGCCAGCGCACGCAGAACATTCGCTGAGTGCAGGCGTCGCCCAAGTCGACGCACTCATCAGACTGCTACAGGCAAGAAAAGCAGGGAGCACAGCGGCGCAAGCCGCTGCCATCAGCAGCGCCATCAGCAGGCTCAGGAGAACTCTGTTGCCAGAGAACGCCATCGTGCGGTAAAGGTATCAATCTTCCGGCGTGCTGCTTGTACAGCAATGAACTAAACCTGAATCACGTTCAGAGCGGGTGAAACGAGAACAAGAACGAAACAGCACGCCAGAAGCCCCGTCCCGCCGAGTGGCGGGTTCGGGGTTGATTTTCCGCGAACGCACTGCGGGGCCAGTCCGGCTGCGAAACGGCGTGACAGGCCGGAGAGACGGCCACCAAAAAACCGGATCAACGTTCCAGTTTCAAAAAGGCTGACGGGATTTTCAGATTCGTGAAAAGTTTTCCCAATCCCAGAAAATCGGAAAACCGTTTCACCCACAAAACAGGACGTAAATCCGTTTGTCCGGTTGCGCAGCCCAGGCAGCTCCCGCGCAGCGGACACGCGAAGCGTGCTTCCAGGCGCCAGATCCGAATCCAGCCAGAAAACCGGATTAACGATCCAAATCCAAAACGGTTGGCAGGATTTTCGATTTCGTGAAAAGTTTTTGGAGAGGGAGGAAACCGGAAAACGGTTTCAGGTGGAAAATCAGGGTTTCAGAGGGGTTCAGGTGTGGAAAGGCGCACTAAGTTGAGTTTGATTAGGTTGGATTTAAGGGTGAAAAGGTGAACGCGTACAGAGGAGCGGGGAGAAACATAGGCCTAGAGCGAGCGGAAAGGGGCCTAGAGCGAGAGGAAGGAAGCGGGGAAGGTAGGTACAGCGGACAAGGGGTGAGAAGGGCGGGAAGGGGCGAGAGGGAAGCGGGACGGGAGAGGACACGAAAAAGGCCGCATCCAGTGAAGGACGCGGCCATAGGATAGGGAGAGGAGTGGGTGTCAGTGTCGGTACAGCCTGCCGTCAGAGCCGACGCGCCAAGCGTCAACGGGGGGAGGGGGAGCGGTCCGTACCTTGCAAGGTACAAGAAACGCTTTATCGGCTGCAGTCTGCGCAGACTCTAGGGTTGGCGCTTGTATCGTACCAAGGTACGCGCCGGTTGGCGTGTTGACGTATAGGTGGAAAGTTTGCATGGGTGCGTAATTTTAAAGGCCCAAATCGCGCACAATCCGCTTCAGCGCTGTGTCTAGGTGAGTGTCATTCGCGTAACGATAAATGTCTTCCAACGCTATATTTTCGGCACCGCTTCTTCTCGCAAACGTGAACAAGTCCCAGCGGAAGCGCCTTTCTGGGTCTTTTCCGAGTTTTAGCGCTTTATACGCGAGCACTTGCTCGCGGTTGAATGAGCCGATGATGCTTTTTAGTACGGTGTAGTGTTCGGGCGTTATTTTCATTTCTTTGTTTCGGTTTGGGTTTGGGTTTGGGTGCGCGTTAAACCTAGGCGAGTACCGCTTCGAGGTGCTCTAGCAAGTAGTTCTCAACAAGCGTGAGCGCCTTGCGCACTTGCTCGCGTTCAGCAACAGCTTCTCGCCATTGCTCGTCGCTATAGTCTCGTGCGTTGAACTCGATTTCACGCATGGAATCCTTCAGCGCTTCCAACGCGATGTGCGCGTTGCTGAGTTGTTCCGCGAGTCTGTCGGTTGGAGTACCGAAAACTTTACTGTAGTGGGGAGTTGTGACTTTCATTTGTTTTGGTAGTTAAAGGGTTCTGTTTTAGTGATTTCGGTTGAAGAAGAATCCGTTTTCTTCGACGAAGTCGAAGCGTAGAGTGCTATTCCAAACCGCTTGCCAGTCGATGCAAGCGCCCAAGAATGAGGGGATTGCGTTCATGTCGTAGTTTTCCGAAACATACTCTTCGGCGAAGTCTTCGGTTGAGTTAAACTGCCCGGCGCAAGCTTCTTGCGCGTGACTGAGTGAGGATTCATCGAACGAGTAACCAAAGCATTCCGCAAACGCTTCCCAAATAGCTTGTTCCGCATCATTGCAGTCAATCCAGTCCCAAAGGGCTGGAGACAAATAGCTTTCGCCATAAAAGGCGCGAGGGAAGCCTTCGAAATCCTGAAACATCAGCTCGGGGTCGGATTCGTCTTTGTGTAGTTCGAGACAAGCGTCCCTAAAGGTTTCAGCATCATGACCTTCAAGCTTTATCCACGCTCCTTTTATGGATCCGGAGTTATATTTGGCGTAGGTGCCAACGTACACGGCGGGAGACACTTCGGTGTAGTTTTGTGTTTTCATGTTTGTTTGGTTTGGTTTGGTTTGGTTTTACTGACTCAGGTAAAGGGGTTTAGGAAAGGAGTGAACGCCAGAGGAGAACGGTGCTCCATAGAAAAAGGAGCATGACGCAGAGGGCTTCGGGGAGAGAGAGGGTGAGTTGGGAGAGGGCGAGGGTGTCGACGGCGACGAGGGTGAGGAAGCCGATGGATAAGAGGTTGTGTTTCATGAGTTTGTGGGGTTTTCGTCTCGCTTGCAACGTGCAAGCTTGGTGCAATGTTGGTGCAACATGCGGGGGATTGCAATGAGAAAATGCGCAAAAAATGCGCGCAGAGAGAAAAGAGTGTCTCGCTTCACTGCCTCTATGGTCTGTAGTGGATTGGTTCGATGGCTCTAGGTTTCAAGACAGGCGGAAGGCAGGCGGGAACGCCAAACAAGGCATCATTGACGCTGAAGGAAGCGATCCTCGCTTCTTTCGAACGCCTGGGGGGCGCTTCGTACCTGGAGGAAGTAGGAAGGCGTGAACCGCGTACCTACTGCGCACTATTGGCAAGGGTTCTACCTCGAAACGCTACGCCTGACGCAACGGCTGCGACTGTCGCAACGCTATCAGACGCTGAGATTCGGCAAAGGGTCGCTGGTATGTTGCGGGAAGGGTTGTCTCCCGCTGGCATTGAAACAGGGGAAGTAGTTGACGCTGTGGAGGTTGGAGAGAAAAGTGGTACTTGAAGTTCAAGTATACATGACTGCGATTGTAAAGACTAATGACTTAAATCATAGTGATTACATGCAATCAAAACGCGTTTAGTGTCAGTCTTTAAGGGTTCCAGCACTAGTTTGCATGTTGACTTATAAACAAATCACGAATCCAAACATACCTAAAACCCCCTGAACCCGTCCGGAACTTACAGCGGAGACGGCGGCGTCTCCGTGAATGTCGCTATTAGACCGTGAAAGAACTCAGTCCAGAAGAGAAAGCAGAACTGGTCATGTGCCTCGAGGAACTCCAGAGGCGCAAGCGTGAGCGCCGTTTGCTCGGTTACTACCCAGACACCGGACCCCTCAGGCGGGAGCTCTACAAGAAGCACCTAGCCTTCTTCGAGGCGGGGGCGAAGTACAAGGAGCGTCTGATGATGGCAGCCAACCGCGTCGGCAAGACGGAAGGCATCGGCGGCTTCGAGATGGCGGTACACTTGACGGGCCGGTACCCCTCATGGTGGACGGGCCGCCGGTTCGACCGGCCTATCTCGGCGTGGGCGGCGGGGGACACCGGTAAGACCTCACGGGACATCTTGCAGACGAAGCTTCTGGGACCGGCTGGGAGCCACGGCACGGGCCTCATCCCGAAGGAAGACATCCTGCGGGTGTCAGCCAAGGCCGGTATTGCAGACGCGGTGGAAATCATCGTGGTCCGGCACGCGTCAGGGGGCGAGTCGCGGTTAACGCTCAAGAGCTACGACCAGCGTCGCGAGAGCTTCCAAGGAACGGAGCAGGACATCATCTGGCTGGACGAGGAGCCACCGCTGGACATCTACACGGAGTCGTTGCTGAGGACGATGACGAACGACGGTATGGTGATGCTGACGTTCACGCCGCTCTTGGGGATGAGCGAGACGGTGATGGCGTTCTTGAGAGACGGGGAGGTGTGCGAGCGGGCGGAGGGGACGAAGTTCGTTGGGATGGCGACGTGGGACGACGTACCGCACTTGAGCCAAAAGCAGAAGGAGGATTTGTGGTCGAGCATACCGCCTTTCCAGAGGGACGCACGGTCGAAGGGCGTGCCGCAGTTGGGGGCAGGGGCGATATATCCGGTACCGGAGAGCGAGCTTGTGGTGCCTGACTTCGAGGTACCGGTGCATTGGCCGAGGGTGTTTGGGATGGATGTGGGGTGGAACAAGACAGCGGCGGTGTTTGGGGCGTTGGACCAGCAGAGTGACACGTTGTACCTGTACTCGGAGCATTATCGCGGTCAGGCGGAGCCGGCGATTCACGCGGAGGCGATAAACGCGAGGGGGCGTGGGATACCTGGGGTGATTGACCCTGCCTCCCGTGGCAGAACGCAGGTAGACGGGCAGCAGTTGTTTGTGAGGTACCGGCAGATGGGGCTGGACTTGACGGTGGCGAACAACGCGGTGGAGACGGGGATTTACGACGTGTGG